TTCTTCATACTTACCATTCTCAGCTATAACCCATTGCTTAGATTCTAGAATACCATTAACAAAAGCAGATGGAGCGCTTGGGTCTGCAACACAGTCAACAGCAACAAGTTTAAGATTTCTAACAGTGTTATGACCTTCACCTTCCTCAAGAGTACCAAGAGCACGTGACGACATACCAACTTTCACGCCATCATTGATAAGAGATTTAATAATTAGACCGCATGGTGTAGATAATACTTTAGACTTACCGTAAAAGATACTATCTTGTTCGTATAATTCAGTAATAACATGGCATGCTCTTTCAAGGTCTACATCTGCAGTTGCAGGATGATTTAACTCGCCCATTGCACGACCAGGGACAATCATTTCTTCTGTATATCTCTGAACTTCACGCTGAAGTTCTTCACGAGGATACATTCTTTTGTTCTTCTTAACAGCATTAGCAACCATGTACGGTCCTTTAATATAAAGTGTTGATGGTGCGTTACGATTCGCTTCTTCGAATACATACTGATACTGATCTTCAGCTTGAGGTTTCTCAACGAGCAAGTTTAGCTTTAGTGCCATATAAGTTATTTATATCTAACCGATACAAAAATATTAGAAATCTTAGTCTTTTACAAATTAACCTAAATCTTTTTCAGTTAAAATTAAAAACTCTAAACCTTTTTTCGCACAGAACTCTCTAGCACTAGCCCATTTAGCTTGATTCACACTATACATTTGTTGCTCGTATAAAAGGTGTTCTCGTTTTCTATATTTTGTAGTCGGAGCCATTGTTTGTTTGTATGGCTTTATCTCTACAAGATACTTTTTAATTTGATTACCTTCTTTAATAACGACAAAATTATCAACAAAGTACCTATGAACCCTCCCATCCATAGGTGATATATAAGGTATAACAACATTCTCACTAGCCCATTTCAATACATTCGGATTATTATCACAAAATCTCATGAATTTAAGCTCTAGCCCTGACCTATAAATAGCTTTTGTACCGATAAACTTATCAGCATTCTTAGGCGTAAAGATACCTTGTCTGTACTTTTTGTTCATTAGCCTACAAAGAATAGAGGCGGTGACCCATCACCAAAGCCAGGGTTAGCACCCTCCATAAGAGCTTTTTCTAACTCACTCTTCTCGCTAAGACCCTCTTGAAGAATATCAGTATTTAAACTACCGCCTCCAAGCAAGCTAACATTTCCGAATCTCCCACGAATACGACCAATAGTAATTTTTGTAAGTGCTAGAGCGTACGCATAAACCCACTGTTCTTTAACTAGATCTCTAATCGGTCTTTCAACATAGCACCAGAGAACACCGTAGAACATTGATGCACCTGGCTGAGGGTACATTGTTAGATACTGAGTACGTTCATCGAACTTAATATCTTTACGTGTTGCTAGAACCTTCTCACGAGTATCTAACCACTCCTTAACTGTATACCATGATACAAGATCGAAGCCATAATTACCCATCGCATAACTAAAGTATGTTTGCTGCGCAAGGGTTTGTTCAATAGTGAATAGTGTGTTAATACTCTGACTTGATCCTTCTTCAAAATTGATTATAGATATAACCTTTCTATAATCCATAAGGTCATAATCGAATACATTAGAGTAATTAGTAGCTGTTGTGTCCTGACTTTGAAGTGATACACTTCTTTTAACTGATGCTTTAAAGTAAGAAGATAACGAGCTATTATGTGTAGTTACAGAATCATAAAGCGATTGATCGAGTAGCTCTAGCTCGTATATACCGTCTGTGAATAGACTCGATAATGCAGATGACCCCGTAAACAATGTAGAATTGAGAGCTGATGTAGCTACATACACAGTTGGAGGTAGTGTAATAGTAAAGTCTGGATTGTTGTTTGCAGATGATTTCGAAACTTTTTGCTCGTTAGTTAGAGTTGTTCTACCTAGCGTGAACAATACATCGAGCCTGATACCTTTGTTTCTCTCGTACAGATTTGAATCAAATACAATAAACTCCTCAGTATATCCAGCGTACTTTGAGAAAAACTCAACTGCCATCTGTATGTTTTGAAAGAGCTGATCTTGATGGACTTCAATAGATATAACCGGCCAACCTAATGACCTTTTTATTCTATCGCCGAGGTCGCCGAATGTCTCAATCTTATTATTGAGATTAGTAGACTGGAACGCCGATACCGGAGATATTTGACACGCTGTTGACATATACTATTATTTAAGCAGGCGGCGCTTCAGCAGCCGGTGCTTCAGCTTCTCCACCACTTTCTGATGGAGCTTCACCACCTTCCGCGGCTGCTGGACCACCGGTAAAGTCTGGAGGTGGACCACCAGGTCCAGCCCCACCACCACCGAAGTCACCTCCAGCTCCGCCTTCTGTACCACCAGCTAGTTCACCTGCCATAGCAGCTTCACGCCAGCCTGGACCGCTTTGAGTAATCTGTCCAAGCTCCCACTGTAGCTCAGCATCTTTTCTGAGGAATTCTCTGTTAGCAAGAATATCTTTATCTTTCCATCCAAGATATTTTTTCTGTGCGAATGTTTTCGAGACAAATTCATTCGAGGCGATACTGTTAAACGCTGAGACCTTCATCTCCATTCGTTGATTACTTCTCATCTCATAGAAGTTAGTCGGTACATTAAACGCAATATCTAAATTGATTTCATTCAGACTAAGCTTATCCCACAGTCCTGTTAACTTGAGATGAGTAACAAACCCCTTCTTAATTCCGCTTGAAAACCGTTGTTGCTGACGAATAATAAATCTAGCAAACTTAAGTTCTTCCCGTAGGATCTCTTGACCGTCTTTGAATGAATCTTCAGGATCGAGACGTGATGTAGGTACTTTAAGAGATCTGTAAAGCTTCTTAATGAAGTACATTAAGTCAGCTAGTTCACCTAAGTTCTGACCACCTGGTAGAGTTGTAACACTCGAGCCTTCTGAACCTTGTCTCTTTGGAAACCAGAAAGCATCCAACATCGATTGCGGGTTAAACTTTTTAACAATGTCATTCTGGTTAATATCAAATGTCTTTGATGACCAGTAATTGCTTATAAGCTTTTTAAGATACGCCTCGGCTTTTGGTGCAGGCATATTACCCACATCAACATTAAAGACTAAACGTTCTGGTGCTCTTACAAGTCTGTAAATAACAATAGCGTCTTCAATAAGAGATAATTGTCTATATGACCTTCTAGCGTTTTCAAGAAACGGGACTACAAAAGTCATATTCTCGTTCATCAAGCCAGAATTAATATATACAATTTGATTTTCATCTAGAGGTATATATTCATACTTCTCAATTTTATCCGGCTTCGTCGGGTCAAAGATGGGCTTACGATATATAAATCCTTTAACCATCATATTCTGTATATTATTGTATACAGGATCAATGAGCTCAGACGGTATATTTAAAGTGCCAAGCACTCCCTCTTGCACATACTCAGAGTGAATAATTTGCTCGAAGAATAGCTCCCCTTCAATAAGAAATTGTCTGAAGTACTGCCAGCCTTTGTTTTTGAAGTCGTAGTAGTTAGCATACTTATTGAATTCTTCAACAATATTCTGACGCTCTACACTAGTAAGATCAACATCACGGAATTTAATATTTAACTCATTTCCGTCATCATCTGTATTGATGCTCTCATCGCAAATCTCATCAAGAGCATCAGAGACATCAGAGTATGCAGCCATAACTCTATAGTCTCTAATTCTAGCGCCTTTATTTTCCTGTATGTTTGCATACATGACGCTTCCAAACGAATTGTCCTTACCCATTGCACCAACCGGTAAGTTATTGTATGGGTTTGAAACAGATATAGAGTTTTTTGCAAGAGCTTCACTCCGTCTCATGCCTACCTCTGCGAATGTTCGATACTTTGGATTAAACTCGTTTTCTTCTGTATCTATAATATTAGCATAAGGTATACGGTTCTTGATGTATGTCATCAAGTTTCTCCCAAAAGTAGATGAACGACCTGAATCTCCAGTGTAATTTTGGTTCTGAGTTGGTGGAGTTGTACTAGGCATTTGTTATGTTATTTAGTCAACACTTACAACATATCCATTACTTGTTGCAGCCCAACCTACTTCATTTGCTGCGACAATTATCACATCTCCTGTAGCAGATAATGTACTCATAGGTATGTATATAGTAGCTATATTACTATTTAATATACTTGTAAATGCATCTACGCTGTATGCACTAATTACTGGATTATAGAAAGTACTCAATTGTGTATAACCGCTAAAGAAATTCAGTTTATTACTGCTCAAATAAAAGCTCGTACTATACTCGAAGTTCTTACCCCATACAATGAATTGATTGTCTTTTTCTCGCTGTATTGTAATCGGTGCAGTTACAGGCACTGTTGTACCCGACAGTGTATAGAACAGATTAGTTATATTTGGTGAACCTGAAACAGTAACAGTGTCTGTTGTCTCGTATGAGCTCAAAACTTGATACGGGTTAATTAGGTTGAATATCTGACCTGAGCCAACAGTATGAAAGTTATTATTGATTCGATATATTATACCTTCAGGCTCTTGCTCTTGTTTAAACAGCCACGCTTTAATCGTAAAAGAGGTATCAGCTGCGATTTGAAATTGATCTGAGTATGTTGTCTCAATTGGCGTAGTAAGTGATATGTCTCCGCTCCATAATACCTCTGTTCTGATCTCTGTGTTTGGTAAACCTAGCTCAGCTGGTACAAGCCATGATAATATAATATATGGATCAGAATATGGTATAAAGTTACTTAGTATCTGATCCATATCTAACAAATACTTTGTAAGTATGGAGAAAGAAACAGTTATGTTTACAGGTACAGGTTGTAATAGTTTAGAAGATTTTAAGCTTCCACCTGGTGATGTGAAAGGTAGATAGGTAGGTTCTAGCTTATTAAAAACACGAGACTGGTCCCTAGATATACTTGTAATGTTTACTGCAACAACTGGTAGAGTTAAGTTTTGCGCTTTATTTACAATATCATATATGACTCTCTCTTTAGGCTTGAAGACATAACGTACTTCGATCTTCTCTTGCTCTACTCGACTTTTGTTATATCTCGAAATAACGCAGTCATCAAACGCAGCTACAAACTGCGTCATGATGTCTTTTATCTCGAAGAAGAACGATTTATTTTTCACAAGACTATTTAGTCTATATGAAACGGTCTAGAAAGTATTTAGGTACTTTACTTTTCGCTCTAACAAGAGCCTCTACAATAGCTCCATCCATAACATATGTAACGCAACTATCATCTTTCGATCTCACACCTCTACCGCAAGCCTGGATGAATGAACTCAACATCTTATTCTGATACCAACTAAAGTCTTCTTTCATAAGACGTTCAATTCGCTTATCTGCAATCGGTAAGTAAGGCGCTTTAATAATAATTTGAAACTTAGCTAAGTCACCCTTTAAGTCTACACCATGAGACATACTCGGTGAGACTAGAATAGTCGGCTCATCTGTATTATAATGCACATCGAGAATCTCTTCATTACGTACGCCAGCCTCTCTATAAAGCATTCGCTTATTACGTAACTTACCCTTTAATGCAGCTGTAATAGCATTTGTCTGCGTATGAATAATACCTTTATCATTTGGATGCATATCGCAGATCGTTTGAATCTGCTTAATAATACCTGGTAAGTTTGATTGTAGGTTATTGTAGTTTAGCTTAACCTTTGTTGTTATATAAATTGGCGCTTTCTCAGCATCGAAAGTCGAATCAGCTTCAATATACTTATAATCTGTAATACCTAGTGTCTTACAGAAACTAGCAGGGTCAATAATAGTAGCCGACATTAATGCGATTTTGTCTGCGAACTTAAAGATCTTCTCAGCTAACTTATCTACCTTGAGAGGTATAA